AAGAAAGCCATTAAGAGTTGTGAAGAAATACGACCTCGTGGTTCAATTATAGTCTTTCCTAGTTTTTGCTGGCATAGAGTGGCGCCAGTAACAAGCGGTACAAGGTATTCTTTAGTAATTTGGAACCTAGGACGCCCTTTTAAATAATGGATATATAATAGTGAATTAAGGAGAATATAATGGCAGTTACAGCAAACAAAGACATAATGAGAACAGATTGGTACTTTAGTACACCAGTTTATAGTATTGAAAAACCAGAATGGTTACCAAGCGTTATCAAAGCGACAGATAAGTTTATAGATGAGGCCTACAAAAGAGAACAACCAAAGTTAAAAGACAGAAAAAAGTTTTTAGGCAACAAAGATTTTTTAAAAGTAAAAGATCACGGTTGGTCATATCACTCAACACCTTTAAACGGCGATCCTGGATTAAAAGAATTAGAATCATATATCGGTGCAACCTCTTGGAATCTATTAGATGAATGGGGTTATGATATGAGTCAATATACAATGTTCTTTACTGAATTTTGGGTACAAGAGTTTGCCAAAGCGGGTGGTGGTCACCACTCAACACACGTACATTGGGATAATCATATCTCTGGTTTTTACTTTTTAAAGTGTAGTGAAAAAACTTCTTTTCCAGTAATGCACGATCCAAGAGGCGGTGCTATGATGACAAAACTGCCACAGAAAGATAGAAGTAAAATTAGTACAATGTCAGATTCGATACACTATCGACCTAAACCAGGAACATTAATATTTTTCCCTGCCTATGTACCACACGAATTTGCTGTAGATGACGGAGTAGAACCATTTAGATTTATACACTTTAATTTACAGGCAGTTAGAAATATTGTTGTAAACGCAGCCAAAGGAATGAAATAATGAAAACAAAATTTAAAAATAATCATTTTATTGTGATTAAAGAAGCAATTGATCCTAAAGTAGCAAACTTTGTGTACAATTATTTTTTAATGAAACGACAAGTTGCTCGTACTTTTTTTGATACGAGATACATCTCACCATTTACAACTGAATGGGGAGTATGGAATGACGAACAAGTTCCAAACACTTATTCAAACTATGCTGATACAGCTATGGAAACTTTACTGTTAGCTGTTCAACCTAAAATGGAAAAACTAACTGGCCTTAAATTAAATCCAACATATTCATATGCTCGTATCTATAAAAAAGGTGATGTATTAGAAAGACATAAAGATAGATTTAGTTGTGAGATTTCTACTACAATGAATTTAGGTGGTGATGATTGGCCAATCTATATTGAAAATAAAAAGAATGTAGGTATTCCTGGTCAAAAAGATAATAAAGGTTCTGAATATACTGCTAAATCTAATAATAAAGGATCTAAAGTTATATTACAACCAGGTGATATGTTAGTTTATAAGGGTATGATATTAGAACATTGGAGAGAAGTCTTTTTAGGTGAAGATTGCGCTCAAGTTTTTTTACATTATAACAATGTAGAATCAGATGTTGGTAATGCTGAAGAAAACATTTTTGATGGCCGACCTCATTTAGGTTTACCTAGTTATTTCAAAGGAATGAAATTAAACAAGTAATTTATTCATAAATAGTTATATGAGTAAATTGGAAGAAAAGGTCAATGAAATTTTAGGCATAGAAAAAACAGAGCCTAAACAAACTAAAGAGTTTAAGCCTTTAGTGCCACGTAGAGAAGATAAAGAATCTCCAGATGTTGACAACGATTACAAGTATAGTAGAGAAAACTATTACAATCTAATTGAAAGAGGGCAAGAAGCTATAGAAGGCATACTTGATGTTGCCAGAGAAGGACAACATCCTAGAGCCTATGAGGTGGCTGGTGCCTTAATTAAAAATGTGGCCGATACAGTAGATAAACTACAAGACTTACAAAAGAAATTAAAAGATTTAAAAGAATTACCTAAAACAGCAAGTGCTAATATTAAAAACGCATTGTTTGTTGGATCAACTGCTGAATTACAGAAAATGTTAAAAAATGAAAATATTAAAAGCAAAACGATCACACCCGAAGAAACAGATACTAAAGATAAGTGATTTAGATTATATTAAATACTATGAAGAAAATGGTATTTACTTACAAGACTTATCAAAGGATTTTGAAATGGTTGAACCTATAGAAATAAATCAATATACAATATCTGAAACTCCTAGATATGGAGCAAACGGCCAACAATATAAAGAAAAAAAGTTTTCTGTTGTAAAAGGAAATCAAAGAGTTACATTAGCCAAAAAATTAGGTTATACACATATAGAAGGAATAATTTTAAATGTCAAATGACGCATATTTGGGTAACCCTAATCTTAAAAAGGTTAACACACCTGTTGAATTTACACAAGACGAAATTGTAGAATATCAAAAGTGTGCCAAAGACCCTTTATATTTTATGGAGAAATATGTAAAGATTGTTTCTTTAGATGAGGGTCTTGTTTCATTTAAAATGTATGACTTTCAAAAAAAGATTGTTAATACTATACACAAAAATAGATTTACTATTTGTAAGTTACCTAGACAGTCAGGTAAATCAACAACAACAATTTCTTATTTAATGCATTTCGCATTATTTAATCCTAATTCTAATATTGCTATATTGGCCAACAAATCATCTACGGCAAGAGATATATTAGGCCGTTTACAATTGGCCTATGAAAATTTACCAAAGTGGTTACAACAAGGTGTTATTAACTGGAACAAAGGTAATATAGAATTAGAAAACAAATCAACGATTGTGGCCGCTGCTACTTCATCATCAGCAATTCGAGGAGGTTCTTATAATATAATCTTCCTTGACGAGTTTGCTTTCGTACCTACAAATATTGCCGAATCATTTTTTAGTTCGGTGTATCCTACAATATCTGCTGGTAAAAATACAAAGATGATTATAGTTTCTACCCCTTATGGTATGAATCAGTTTTACAAATTATGGACAGACGCTGAAAATAAAAGAAATGATTATATACCGATAGAAGTACATTGGTCTGAAGTTCCTGGTAGAGATGAAGCTTGGAAAGAACAAACAATAAGAAACACAAGTGAAGAACAATTCCAACAAGAGTTTGAATGTGAATTTTTAGGCTCAGTTAATACTTTAATATCACCTGCTAAAATTAAAACAATGGCCTATATGAATCCTGTTAAATCTTCAGGTAGTGTTGAAGTGTTTGAGGCACCTGTAAAAGGAAATACTTATGTATGTACTGTTGACGTATCCAGAGGTGTAGATAAAGATTATTCTGCCTTTATAGTATTTGATGTTACAAAAATGCCTTACAAGGTTGTGGCTCTTTACAAAAACAATGAAGTAAAACCATTTGTTTTTCCTAATATTATAGAACAAGTTTGTAAAGGTTATAATAGAGCTCATATATTAACTGAAGTCAATGATATTGGTCAGCAAATTGCTGATGCTTTGCAGTTTGAAATAGAATATGACAATCTAATGATGACAACTCAAAAAGGTCGTGCTGGCCAAATACTAGGCGCTATGTATAGTGGCCGAGGTACATCTTTAGGTGTTCGTATGACTAAACAGATTAAAAGAATAGGTTGTGCCAATATAAAGACTTTAGTAGAGGGTGATAAACTGATTGTTAATGCTTTTAAGATTATAGAGGAGATGTCAACTTTCGCTAAAAGAGGTCAAAGTTATGAGGCCGAAGATGGTGCAAATGATGACTTAATGATGTGTTGTGTCATATTTGGTTGGTTATCAAATCAGCCTTATTTTAAAGAGTTAACCAATACAAATGCTCGTCAACAAATGTATGTGGAACAACAAAACTTAATAGAGCAAGATATGGCTCCGTTTGGTTTTTTAGATGACGGTATCAACGAACACGAACAGGCAACTGTAGATGAATATGGAGATGTCTGGCATCCTGTTGATATAAGAAAAGGTATGTAGTTTTGGGTTATTATAAATATCTGTATAATGAAACTTTGACTATGGGCGTATGAATAATACGACTTTTGAACAATAAACAAATGTTAATTAGCTAATTAAGAGGAGAATAAACCTATGGCATTTCAAGTATCACCAGGTGTTCTCGTACAAGAAAAAGATTTAACTAGAATTATACCTGCAGTATCA